TACTTTATCAGCACTATCTTTAAATAATGTTTCAACACCACCTAGATTTTGTTCTAGGTCTGCATATGACTTAACTCCTGCACCAACTACACCTGCCAATGCACCTGTAATTCCTACAGTCACTGTGGCTAGTTTTTTACTCACATTTAAAGCAACATCACCAACTTTAGATAGTCCATCTTTTACTTTAGAAAAATCTATACTAGATTGACTTTTTAATTCTTTATTCATACTTTTTAGTGCAGATTCACCTTTTGCTATTTCTACACTTAAGGCTCTATATTTTTCTTTTTGTTCATCAGTTAAAGATGAATAACTTCCCATTTGTTTTTGAGCCTCTTTAAGAGTATTTAATCTATCAGTTGTTGCCTTTATATTATTTTTTAAAACATCTTGTTTTTGAGATAATATTTCAGTATTTTTGGGGTCAAGTTTTAATGCTTGATTAAGTTGTCTTAATTCAGTATTTGTAGAATATACAACCTTATTAACATTTTTTAAGGCATCTTCTAATTTTGATGTATTACCACCAATATCAATAGTTATACCTTTTATATTAGCCATAGTTTCACCTCCTTATAAATACTAAAAAAACTACTCTTTAGAGTAGCAATGAGTAGTCTTTTTACTACTCATAAGAGTAGTGTTTAATTATGCTGATACTACTGGTTCATAAACTTCTTCAAAGAAACCATCATATGCAGTTGCATTTTCAGTTGTTCTTTCTAAGAATGTTCTAACTTTATTATCAGTAATTCTTGGTGTAGCAGTAATATTTAATGTATCAGTGCTAGGTTCTTTAGATGTCTCAATTGTTTGTCCAGCAGTTGATGGTCTTTGAGCAGATACATTATAGTACCAATATCTACGATTAGTCTTATCACCATCAATTTGGAATCCTAATGCAAAGTCCTTAATTGTATCGTTAGTACTTTCAGTCATTGCACCATTTGAGTCAGTACTTTCTCCTAATATTTTAGTTCTAAATTCATCAGAAATTAATGCTATTTCTAATGAACCACTATAACCTTGATTAGCAAACTCACTAAAATATTTAGTATTATCACCAAAGAAGTCTGCACTTTCACCCTCAGGGTCAAGTGTTAAATTAACTGCTCCTGGTATTGCAAATGGTGTATCATAAGTGATTGATGAACCATTTACTGCAGTAATTGGTGCTATATGTACATTACATAATCCAAATTTAACTTTATTCTTCATTTTATCCTCCTATATTTCATAAAAATTATGATAAATTTTTTCATCTTCATCCCATACTTCATCTAATTTGTCATATGGAATGCTATTTATATTTAATAATTCCTCAATAGTTTTTTCTAATGCAATATCTTTCTTTTCAGTCACAAGTTCTATTTCAAACTCGTAAGGTCTATAATAAGTTTTGCCATCTGCTTTAAATGTTTCAGGAGCAGTTTCTCTATAAGCCACAAAAGGTGGTACTACATTTAAACTTACATCAAAGCAATTGTATGCAACTGGTATATTCAAAGTTTTCAATAAATCATAAATATCTTTATGTTCCATTAATTACCCTTTCTAATGCCATTTTCGACATTTTTTAAATATTCAGATATACATTGTTCTTCTACTGGTTTTATATGAACTATTGGTTTTGTATATCCACCATTTCTTTTTAAATGAGGCTTTTCAAGTAAATGTGTAAGTTGATAATCAGTTGCATTATGTATAATACAATGAACTTCACCTCTACGATTTTCTTTTTTTACTCTCCAACCTCTAGCATATTTTCCTCGATTTGCAGTTGCTTTTTTATTTTTTGGTGATGTTGCTTTTAAAGTTTTAACACCCTCATTTGCTATTTTCTCTGCCTCTTCTTGAATTAATGACTGAATATCATCACCATAACCAGCAAGTATTTCATTTATATCTAATATCGAACTTTTAGCCATTTACACCAATTCTTTTAGTACATACTAAAACAATATCAAATTTATTTTTAGGGTCTATTGTCCTAATTATTTGAAATCTTTCATTGTTCCACTCTAATTCAGTTTCTCCATTATAGTTAAGTCTTTTAATAATAAACTCACAATTTGGATTAAGTCCAACTTCTAGAGCATTATAGTATTCTCCTGTTTTAACACTTTGTTTTTTGGCATAACATTTATTTCTAGTTTCAGAGGACTTGATAACATTACCTATCTCATCCTCTGTTTTAACTAGATTTATCAAATAAATAATCTCATTATATTCCATTGTTTTCCTCTTCTGATTCATCTTTCAATAAACCATCTACGATATATTCTGAGGTATGTCTTAATACATCTTTTTGTAATGCATAACTATTTGCATACAATTCAGCATTAGAAACATCAATAAAACTTAGAACATAAGTGATTATTGCAGTTTGTATTAAACTATTAGGATTATCAATTAAAGTACCGACTATGCCGATACTTTTAAGGTCTAATTTTGCTGATTCAATCCAAATATTTATGGTGTCATCAAAATCAGAATGATTTATACCTTGTATTTTTTTAATATCTTCTAGCATAGTCAACTTCCTTTCTTACTTAATTATGCACTAACATTTAAAACTTGGAATGCAGTTGCATCAGCAAGTTTACCATCATAGATAGCAACACCTGAATAAGAGTAAGTATTATTACCGATATTATATTGAGTATGAATATTAATATCTTCTGCTAAATTACCAACGAATTTTTTAGCATTTCCGAATGATACTTTATTAGCCTTATCACTTATAGATACTTCATATCCTAAAATGAAATATTTACCATTTTCACGAGTCACTAATTCATTTTTAGATATATCTTGTAATGCTAAGATATTGTTATAGAATAATGATTTATTAACATACCATTTAGCACCATTTTCATATCCTGCAGGTAGTCCTGCTACTAAACTTCTTAATCCACTAGCATCTAATGAACCATTTACTGGAGTTCCAGTAGTTTCAATCTTATTTAAGATTTTACTTTCAATAGCATTAGCAATTGAATCAGATAACATATCAGTTAACCATTCTTCAAATGCATCAATAGACATTGTTTTAACAGTATCACTGATAGTCACTAATTTAACTATTTCAGTACCTGCTAAATCAACTTTTAATAAAGGTACTTCTGATTCAGTAATAGATGCACCCTCTACATGGTCAGCACCATCAGTTCTAGTACCCTCTACATAGAATGATACATTTCCTTTTACATTTAATAATGTAATTTCATCTAACATAGGTGCTTTTTTTACTACTTTCTCAAATATTGTATTTTGAGTTTCAGTTGGGATAGCACCATCTTCTGCAACTAGAATATCTCTTTCTTCTTCGTTTAATTCTTTTCCCATTAACTTAGATAAGTATATATCTCTATACTCTTTTTTCTTTTCCATTTTTCTTTCCTCCATTTTAATTTCTTTTACTGCAGATTTTTCTTCTTTCATTTCTTCTGCAACTTCTTCATTTTTTTCTTGTTCCTCGATTTGAGTTTCTTCTTCGTTTAAAGCATCAACTTCTTTTTCAAGTTCTTCTACTTGTTCAGTTGTTTCTGCTTTATCTACTTCTTCACGAATTTCCACTTTACGAGCCTCAATTTCTTCTTTTCTTGTCATAATTGACCTCCTATTCTTTTAGTACTCTTTAGGGCGATACAATTCCCATTATGGCTCTCCAGCCTTTATTAAAACGACTTAGTTAGTTTTGACCAACAAAAAAGAGAACTCTCCAGTTCTCTTTTTCTTCATCGTATTAACCTAATTTAGCAATTAGTTTTGTTTTAGCCTCTTCTAAGGCTTTCTTTTCTTCATATTCTTTTCTTAGTTCTTTTCTTTTCTCTAAGAAATCATCATTTTTACTTGCAACACTTACATCAGTTGCATTATAAAATGGTTGGTCTACAACTGATACATCAAATAATTTACCAATTTTAGTTATTGTTCTAGTATCAGTTTCATAGTCATATTCATCTTCTTCTACTGTGAATGCAAACGATTGCTTATCTATTAAACCACTCTTTATAGCATTAAATATATTTTTATGTTCAGTAATATCATCTTGTAATATTGCATCTATTTTTAAACCTTTTTTATCTTTTTCTAATTTTAAACTACCATTTCTAGTTCTTGCTAGTACCATAAATGAATCATTATGATTATATCTTAAAACCACATCTGACATATCAGCATTATCTAATGCTCTATCACTAATAATTTCAGTATATCCATAAGTTTCGGGGCTATTAAATACTACTGCATATCCTTTAATTTCCATTTTTTCTTCTTCATTAGTTTCTGCTCTAAATTGGATATCTAATTTTCTTATTTCTTTTTCTTTCATATATTTCACTTCCTCCCATAATAAAAACACTCTTTTGAGTGTTTATTCATCTTCTTCGACTCCATCGATATATTCAAAGTCATCGCACAATTCAATTCCATAATCATAAATATCATCGGTATCAGTAATATTATTATCAACTATATAATCATACATTTTTTGCATATCTTCTTCAGTATCAAGTAAACCCATAATGCCTGAAATATCATTATTTTCGTAATCGAAAGTATATTCTTTCAATTTTTTTCTTAATTTTTCTTCTATTTCGCTCATTTTTTATACTTTCTCCTCCCTATAACATTAAAGTTATCATAACTATTATACTTAAAAATATATTCTTTGTCGCCAATTATTTGTGAATTTTTTCCTTTTTTCCATTTATCAGGATTAGAATTTATTAAATGTGCTAATCTACCATATTCTTTTTTAGATAATTTCTTTTTCCCTCCACCTGTAGTAAACTTGCCATGTTTATCGTGATTTGGATTAGATTTAGTTTCTTTATTTTTTTTATTTTCTTCTTTTTCTTCATTATTCTGATTATTTTGATTATCATTACCTGTTTGATAATCATTCGCTATATCGCTATCAATATGATTTAAGTCTTGCATAATTTTGTCACCATCTTCTCTAGGTGCAAGATTAAATACTTCTCTTAATTCATTGATAGTCATTATATTGTTGGCATATCTTAACAAACTAATTTTTGTATTATTAGATACATATTGTAATCTATTACTTTCAAATACTATTTCATTTCCAAAATATTTTTCAGTTGGTGTAAAAATTTTATTAGTAAACTCTAAACTCATTTGTAATCCAATTGGTTCTAGTACTGATTCATAGAATGCATTCCACTCATCTTCATTATATTTAGATTGAACGATTGCCTCGTTCACACCAAAATAAGAGAGTATTTTACTATCAATACTCTTTATTTGACTATCACTAGCAGTAGTAGGTTCGATTTTAACAGGTGTAAAATCTGATGTTGCATCTAAACCACCAATACCACTTTTATCTCCATTATTTATAAAATCTTTTACAAATTGGTCTCGCATTCTTTTAACATCATCTGGTTTTAACATAGCCTTAGTAGATTTTATAATACCTTTTATTGATTGTGTTGTTTTTATTGCATTTATAATTCCCTCATCAAGCACATGTTTCATTGATAAAGTTTTAATTATTGGTATTGTAGAACCACCAATAATTCCATTATCACTTATAAATCTTGTTAAATGAATACAACTATCATATGGTACAAATCTTTCTTTAGAACGACCAAATTTAAATTTAATCCATATCTTATTTTGGTATTCATATAATTTTCCCTCGCTAAAGTCTAATGGATATAAACCTGTTATTTTTAAATCTTTATCTCTTTGCATATATATAAAACTATCATTATATAATTCCAAGTTGGATATTACTTGATAATAAAATTGATATGCATTTTGTAATTCATTTGGTTGTTTGGCTAATATTTTATATAAATTACCAGTTAAATTTTCAAATTTATTCGCAAAATTTCTTATATGTTTAGGATGCATTTTAGCACCATTTCTTGCAATAGCATCTACACATGCTCTAATATCAGTATCATTTTTGAAATCACCATTATACTTTGTAAATACTGCTTTATCTCCATTCAATAATGTGAACTCAGTCGCATTTTGTGGATTCTTACTATTATCATCGCTACCAAATAACCTACTGAACAAACTTCTTCTAGCCATTATTTAACCTCCTCACTAACATAGTCTAAATATTCTTGTTGTTTATTTACATATATGACATATGCATCCATTAAACTTGATGCACCATCAATTCTTTGTCTTGATTTTTCTTTTGATAACATAATATTTTCATTATCATCAACTTTTACAACCACATTTGATAAATTCCATTTTAATATTGGATTATTATTATAATTAATTTTTTTATCCATCAAATCGGCTTTCATTTGCTTAAGTGGTGCTGATTCAGTTTTATAACCTTGTCTTACCTCTATCATGTCAAAGCCCTCACTCTTCATTTCATCACACCAAAATTGTGCATTCCAACTATCATATCCTACCCATAGTGGTCTTAAATCATTTTCTTGTACTTGCTCTATAAACCACTTTGTAATATCGTGATAGTCTATTTTTGAATCACCACTTAATCTTAACCATCCAGCCTTTAACCATTTATCATATGGAATTTTATCTTCTAAAACTTTTTTTTCTAATAAATTGGTTGGAATCCAATACATTTGCTTAACTCTGACTTTTCCTTTTACTACACCAAGTATACTTGCACAGGTCAAGTCAGTAGTACTAGACAAGTCACATCCACCGATACAATAAGAATCTTTCCAATCTGAATATATTTCTTCATTATTCAAATCATCAAATGTTAACCAAGCATTAACACTATTTTGTCTTACATTAAAATCTTTGCATAATAAATTAACTAATTCTATTGGATTTACCTTTGCTCTTTGTACCTTTTCTCTTAATGCTTTAACTGATTTAATCTTTCCTAATGATGGATTTGGTTTATACCATGACTCTTCATTTACCCATTCTTTTTCATCATCTAATTCATAGATAACTGGTAGTAATACTTCATCAGGAATAGTTCCATCTATTACTTGCGAGGCATATTCATATTCAATATCGAATACATTTTGTCTGATTGTTCCCATTGTACTTGTTTCAAGCAAAATAGGTTGTTGCCTTGCACTCATCGAATCATACATAACATCCAATAAATTTTTATCTTTCCATGCATGTACTTCATCTGCAATTACCAAATGACTATTTAATCCATCTAACGAATTACTATCACTTGCTAATGCTCTAAATGTAGAATCAGTCGCATCATAATATATTCCTCCAATCAAACATCTAATCCTTTTAGCCAAGCAGGGCGATTTTTTAATCATTTTCTTTGATTCTTCCCATACAATCTTTGATTGGTCTCTTTTTGTAGCAACCGAATATATCTCTGCACCACCCTCACCATCTTTTGTTAACATAAAGTTAGCAATAGCAGAGTCTAATACCGATTTACCATTTTTTCTTGCAACAAATAATATTGCTTTTCTATATTTTCTAAAACCTGTATCTTTATCAACAAAGCCAAAAAGTGCTTGAACAAATGCTTTTTGAAATAATTCGAGTTTTAAAGGTTTTCCATTCCATTGACCTTTGGATTGCCTACAATATTTTTCTATAAAATGAATACACCTTAAACTCTTTTTTTCATCAAAAATATAAGTGTGTGTTTCAATTTCACCTGTTTCTTGATTAGTAAAAGACACCTTTTTTGGTGTCTTTATATCATCAACTAATCGTTTATATATTGTTCTTACTTTCTTACATACTTTATTAGGATTATCTTCAATCCACTTGTAATATTCCTCTATATATGTCATAGTTCATCATTGTCAAAATCATCATAATTATCTATTGAATCTTTTGGCAATAAGTCATTTATTTGTTTAACTGTGGATTGATAATTTTTAATCATAGAATTATATTGTGTTAGTGCTGGATTTGCCCTATCAATACTATACTTACCTTGCGACATTTCAGTCACTACACCATCATCAGAAATTTCTTTTTTTAATTTTGTTAAAGTTTTTCTCATAAACTCTAACTCTTTAATTAATGCTAATCCTAACATACCTTTTTCATTACTCATTTCATTAAAGGTATTTTTTAAAGATTTAAAATTAATTGACTTAATTTTCTCCATTTTTTCACCTCTTTCACAAAAGTAGGGGGGATATGCACGAATCTGCACATTTTTTGAAGGCTCTCTCCTCGGTTTCTCATTAAGACTTGATTTATCACCTCTAGGGGGGATATTAGTCTTTTTTTATTAGGTTTCCATCAGAATCAAACATATAATCTTTTCTTGTCACTTGGTCTTGATGATGTTCCAACTCATGACACTCTTTACATAATCCCTCTAGGTTATCTTCATTAAGTGTAATGTTATCATCATATACATTAATATTATTTAAGTACTCTTTATGATGAACTATTCCAGTTCTTCTTTTTTCTTTTGGAATCCACTCACTTAATCCATCAACATACACAGGCTTATGACATCTATTGCATAATAAATTTTGTTTTATCCAAATATTTTTTCTTGCAATTTTCCATGCTTTAGAATTATAGAAATCTTTTCTTATTCCATAACTCATTTTGTTTTCTTACTTCTTACTGCTTTTTCAGTTTTAGTTTCTAATTTAGTATTTTCTTTTTTTTCTTCTTTAATGACTTCTATTTGTCTAACTAATCCTAAAGATATTAATTCATCTGCTCTTTCTTTAGATACTACGAATTGTTCTCCTTTATTGATTTGTTTTTTTAATTGTAAGTCATTATATGTAGTTATACATTCTATTTTTACTTTCATTCTATATTCTCCTTTCTTTATCCAAATACTCTATCTATATCTTCTTGAGTTGCTTTTCTAGTTCCATCTGATGATTCTATACTAGATAATAGTATATTTAATAAACTAACAAATGACATTTCTTTCATATCATCAATAGTTATATTTAATCTTTTAGCGAGAGCCATTATTTCATATTCATCTATTGGTTCATCACTTTGCGAATTGTTGGGGATTTCCTTTATTTCCCCCTGATATGGGTGTCACTGCTAAATCAATAACTTCATCCACCCACTTTACATCATCAAATAATTTTTCTATTCCTTTTAAGAAATCTTCAAATGAGCCTACTTGTTTAACATCAGATTCTATTATCATTACATATGTTATTTGTAATAATATTTCTAAAAAGTCATCTAATACTGAGAGTATGTCATCGTTCTTTTCTCTTAAATCTTTTATTTTATTAATATCTTGCATTAATTTTCTACCAGTCATGTCTCTATATTTGAATTGTGTTAATGCACTTGATTGCATAGTGTAATCTTTTCCACCAATATTAATTATTTTTTTCATAATTATTTCTCCTTTACAATTATTTTTAAACAAAATAAAAGAGGTTTTATTAAAACCTCAAAATAAATGAAAATCTATTTTATAGATAATTTTCTACTTTACTATTATCTCATATAAATTCTATCATTTTTTATCATTTTCTATCATTTTTATTACATATAAATATGTTTTTCAAATTTTGTTTCATTATCCCCTAATAATTTGCATATTCTTTTTAAATCTTTTTCATTCAGATAACATTCTAAGTACATAACTGAACTATTGCGATTCATTTCAGCATGATGCATATTCTTTTTCAAAATTTTTAAAACTATTTTATTATTTCTTTTTAATTTGGCATTCTCTAATATTCTTCTCATATTTACACCATTTTAGTTGTTGCAAAGATGTGCTTTTGCATTTTTCTTTAAATCACTTAAATTAATTTCATATAATTTATAATCTTCTTCTAAATCAGATAGTCTTTCTTCTAACTTTATATTTTTTTTATTTATTTCATTCATTTTTATAGTAGTTAAATAACTAATTAATAAAAATTCAATAATTATTAAGAAGTATAATATATTTCTAATAGTTATTAATAATTTATATTTCATCTTACTTTCCACCTACTTCAGTTTTAATTTCAATAGGCACTATTGCCTCAGGTCTAAATAATATTTCATAATTATATTTTGATACTTCATTATATTCTAATTGTTCAACTATATAAGTCACTTCCGTTGTTTCTTTTAAAAAATGTTTTTGATATTTATCTTCTCCTACTTTACATGTCACTTCCAGTTGCTTATCTGCACTATCTTCCTCTATTGAACAACAACCTGTAATTGAAAATAAATAAGAATCAGTTCTTAAATTTATAAATGTTATTCTTCTTTTAACTTTAAAACTATCTGCCTCTTTACTTAAGTTGTAAGATACTGTCTCAGCATCAGTGCATCCAGTTAACAAACTAACTATAAATATAATTCCAATTATTGTAATTGCCGTTAAAAATATTTTTTCTATTTTACTTAATTTATTAAATTTCATTTTATCCCCTCCAAATAATCTAATATTTCATTTATTTTAATTGCAGTTTTTTTCAAACTATTATTATGCCTTGGGAAGTTAGAAATATTTAATTTTTCAGGTATTTTATGTTCTTGTGGTTCTTCTATTATTTCTACTTCATTGTTTAAATCTTCAAAAATAAACTGACTTTCAAATATATCATTTATATCATCACTTCTATAACATTTTTCTTTTTGTAGATAATATAAATTACCTTCATAAATAAATTTTTTTGGTGTTTCTTCCCCATTTGCTATTTTATTTAATAAATCTATTACTTTCATTCTATTTCCTCCAAAACTATATTTTGTACTTCTTCTGCACTATCATTAAAATTATATTCTCCATTTTTTCTTTCCATAGCATATAATTTTTTAAATGAATTATGTACCATACTTCCTACTACACAATTTTCTTTTTGACCTGTTCTAATATTTTTAAATTCTATTGTAGGTTGTTCAGAATATCCAATACATAAATATATTTCTCCATCTTTAATAAAATATTTTCCTAAATCATCTCTCATCGTTTTCCTCCAATAATCTTAATATTTCTTTTAAATGTTTAATTGCTATATTACTTTTTTTATCAGAACTCATATAATTGTTTATGTATTTTTTTATCTTTTTTTCTTTAAATTCTTTTTTTTATAGTTTTTCTTTATATTTACTTTCAAGTTCTTTTTTTTCTTGAAATAATTTATTTTCATTTGCTATACTTTTACTTTGATAATTTTCAAATCTATTTTTTAATTCAGTATATTCTTTTTTAATATCATCTTTTACTTGTTCATCATTTTTAAATATTATTTTAAATCTAATTTTATTTACTTCTCTACAATAAGGACATTTGATATTTTTTTTACCATAAGAATAATCACTATAATAATCTTCATTTTCATAAATAAATGTTGACTTGCAATATTTACATTTTTTTATGTATTGAGTTTCATTTTTTTTATATTCTTTAATCATTATTCTATTTCCTCCACACTTAATATTTTTAATACATAATATTCTTTATAAGGATTTGCTCCCCATTCAGGTTTACCTTTACCAAGTGTTAATTCTATATTACATTTCATTGATGGGCTATTTTTTGAATATCCATTTCTAAAAAGTATATCAAAATTGAAACTTCTGTTATTCCTTTTCCATTCATTCATAAATCTAGTTATATAGTATTCTTTAATTTCTCTATATTCTTCTTTCTTTTCTCCTGATTTAATCATATCAAACCATTTCTTCTTAATTGGTAGTGTTAACATTATTCTATTTCCTCCAATAATTCTAAAAATTTTGTGTATCAAACTCATAAATCAACAAACTCATACACACAAGGTAAATTCAGCAGATATGATTTATTTTTAATACTTTATTTTGTTTCTTCTATCATTTCTAAAATATGATTTAATATATCTCTTGTATATTTTTTCTCACTTAATCCTAATAAAATATTTCTTTTAAAATTTTCGTGTTCTATATATTCTTTTATCTTATCTAATAATTCTTTTTGTTTATCATTTATATCTTTTAATAAATCTACTCTATTTTCTAATTCTTCTATTTTTTCTTTTTGTGTTGCAATTATATCAGTACTATCAAATCTTGTTTTATTTGTACCAAACTCTATAATTTCATATTTTTCTGTATGTAAGAATAAATCTAAATCACTTAACATTTTTAAATCATTATCACTAATAAACTCTTTTGCATAAGGTGTATGATGTATTAAATATACTACTTTTGCAATTAAATCTTTATATTCATGACCTAATCTTTTACATTCTACTTTTTCTTCTATCATATTTACTCCTTTACTTATGCATAACCTTTAGTTATTCCATATAATCTCCATTTGCCATCATCATAGTTGCCATATTCATAAATAAATCCCTCTAATCCTAAATCACTTATTACTCTTACAGGAAATTTTACTTGTTCTTTTATTTCTTTTAATGTTAAATAATCATCATAATCACTTTTATTCCAAGTTAAATCTTCTATAACTCTATTAAATCCTATATAGTAAATCATACTTCCATTTTTATATATAGTAGTATTTTCATCAACAACTGAATTTAATTTCATATTTCCTCCAATAATTTATATATATATTCCAATTCTTGTGTATCAGCCATTGTAAAACATTTATATCCTACTTCTTTTGATACCTTTTGATTTACACAATGCTTATTTATATATTTTTTTATTTTATCAGTTATAAATCTATATTTATATCTTTCCACTTGTAATTCACATATTACTTGTTGCAATTCTTCATATGTTGCTTTCACTAATGGTATCTCTATTGATTCTTTACTCATTTATTTCCTCCGATAATTTCTCCACATAGTAAATAAGACCATCATATGCATATTTATTATGTGCTATATCATTCCTACCTACTATTTCATCTCTATATTTATCAGTTAAAGGATTATATATTACATATTTACTTCCTTTTGGTAGTTTTAATATATAATTTTTAGTGACTTGTATCATAATTACCTCCATAATTTTTAAGTGCCAAACTCATAACTCAACAAACTCGCACAAAAAATATAATAATAAAAATAGTATAAGTGCATAAATTCAAAAACAAAAAATAGTATTTATTGATTAAAGCATGTCATAACAAATATTTAAACTGAGTTATTTTTAATTATTTATTTATTTATAATGTTCTTTTTTATTTCATCTAATTTTCTATATATTTGAGCCTCTTCATAAGGCACTAAATGAATTATTTTTTTTACTGGATATTTATCTAAATATTTATATACATATATTTTGTCTATCCATTCTTTACTTTCTCTTAATTCCTTTTCTTTTATATCTAATAATTTTTTTCTATCTTCTGATATTTTTATAATTTCATTTAGTCTTTTATCTATTTGTTTCTTATCTTTTAAGACTAAATAATCATCAAAGGAATTACTAGGTTTACCACCCTCTACACAAATTTTGTCGAACTTTGTCGATTTTGGTTGAGTCTTTTCAAACAATAATTCTTTTTCTTCAAGAATCTGATTATACAATCTCTGAACTTTATAATAATTTTTCTTACATTCTTCATACCCTATATATACATTACTCATAATATTCTCCATTATATTCACTTGCATTCATATAATAGTTATCCCATAGAGATTCATTTTCATATCTTAATTTTATAATTTCAGTTCCTTGATTTTTAATTATTTCATCTTTCTTTTCAATTTGTTTTTTATAATCATTTATAATTAATTGATTATCTCTTTCATTTACTTTTATTGTTGCAAATAGACCTATTATAATTAAAATTAATCCTATAAATATAAGAGTATGTGCTAGTTTTTTACTCACATTAATCACCTGCCTTATTTTTAATCATCAAAATTACCTTGTAGAATATTTAATATAATATCTAATGCTGATTCATCAGGAAATTTAGATTTTAGACTTCTTACATATAAATCAGCATGTGTTATTATATTTCGTGATATTTCATTATCTCTTTTTAACATCTTATTTTCATCAGATAATTTGATATTAGCCTCTAGCATATTTTTATCTACTTTTTTCTCTTGAACTTTTCTAGCAGTTTCTAAACTTAAAAATTCACCTTTCATTTTATTCACCTCTTTTTATTCTTTTGGCATTTCGTAATACACAATATTTGGATTTAGTGGATTTATATCATACATTGGTGGGTTCATTATAAATTCACCATTATATTCTTTTTCAAGATAAATTCTTTCTTTTTCCATATCTGATTTTCTCATCAAACCATTCATTTTAACAAGATATTGATTTTTTACCTTATTACTAATTTCATCTAATACTTCTAATGCTCTTTCCTTTGTTTTATATATTCCTAATGTATAAGTATCAACAATGAAATAATTTATTTCGTTATTTTCATTTCTATCTTCTCTTATAACTAAATCATGTGCTTTACTTAATATTGTTTTATTTTGACTTCTAATCCATAATTCCATCATTTCACCTCTTTGCTTTTTAATTCATTTATTGTTTTTGATAAATTATTATTTTCTTTTTGCAAATAATAAATAATTCCCATAATATAATCAAATTTTAAAAGTCTTATATAATAAATATCACGATGCATATAATCAACTATAATATCTTTATTTTTTTCTATAAATTCTAATTCTTGTTCAGACATAATTAATACTTAATCCTTTCTAATTTGTTTTTCTTTTCTTTGTTAGATGTCATAGTATATATTGCAGTAGTTTTTATATCATTGTGTCCTAATATATCTCTTAACTCATCTAAATCAATTCCACTTTCTTTACATTTCTTAGCAAATAAATGTCGCCATGCATGAGGATGTATTTTGTTAGGATTTATTTTTGCCGACTTAGATATTTTTTTTAATCTTCGCCAAATAGTACTATTATTTAACATCTGACCTTTTTTTACTGGACTAACAAATATATAGCCACTCTTAATCTTATTTTCTTTACAATAATTCTTTAATTCTCTTCTTAATTCGTTAGTCATAATAAGAGTTCTTTCCTTACCTTTGTTGTAAGCACCTTTTATAAAATTACTATCTAGCGATTCTACTGTGAAATACTTTAATTCATCTATTCTTGCTCCTGAATGAGCAAATACTTTAATTATGTAATACATATCCATCATATTTAATTTTTTTGCCCATCTTAGCATTCTTTTATGTTCTTGTTCCCATATAGGGTCATCAATAGATGTTTTTTGTTGTTCTTTAAATTTCTTTAATGTGCAATTATCTAATTTTAAATATTTTAAAAATTTATTAATTATAACAATGTATTTATTTTTTGATTTAACTTTAAATCCTTTTTCAGTTAAATCTTCTTTAAAATCTATCATCAGACTTTTTGTTATTTCAAATTCATCAGGCAAGAAGTCAATTAACTTATTAACTGCATTTCTATAATCAACTATTGTTCTTCTTGATTTTTCATCTAATCTTTCAGTATCAATAAAATTATCTAATTCTTTTTTTATTGATTCTTTAGTCATATTAACTTCACCTCTTTTTTTCTCTTTATATCACTAGCAAGATAACCATAATATTATATTGCACCTATCAAATATCTATCTTTGCTTTATTTAATAAGGTTTTTTTAGCATTTTTTAATAATCTATACTTTTTGCTATTTTTTGATAGGTTTTATTTTTGATAAATCAACTAATGAACTACCACTTTTATCAGATGAACATGTATTAATAATTGGTTTTGGAAATAAATTTTCTTTAAAATAGAAAAATGTATTTAATACTTCTTCTTTAGTAGATGAAGTGTCCTTTTTGGATTCAATATATATTCTAGTAAGTTCAACTGCTATATCATTCATATAATTTTTCCTTTTCTATACATCTCTTTGATACAATTTCTATAGTGTTTTTTAATACAACATATTTTTTATCAAACCCAATGCTATAAAACTCATCTTCTATTTGATTTGGAATAAAATTAATAATTACATTTTCATCTTTTTCTATTTCTTTTAATTCTTTTATTATTTTTTTAATAGTTTCTTTATTGTTATTAACCATTTTCATCACCTGCTATTTATAAACCATGTATTGCATTATACTGCCATTCTTGTTCTTCTTCTGATAGATATTTATGTCTAACCATGTATCTTTGAATATCTTCTTCTTTATATTCTCGTATAGAATTATAATTTCTTACATATACTTCGTAGTAAAACTCTTTGCCATTAGGTATAGGATGAATCCAACATTTTACGATTACACCTATTTGATTATCTTCAACAACTACAATATCACCAAATGTAAATTTCATGATTTTACCTCTTTCTTATATGCTATTTTTAATTCATTTGTTAATTCATCTATTATTTCTTTGCTTTCTTTTATTTGCTTTTCTACTTCTTTATATTTCTTATGTTCATTTAAAAATTTAGTTTTATAACTCATATCTTTATATTCATTTAATATAGTCATTTGATATGCTTGGGCTTGTGCTAATGTATTTAAAATATTATGTATTTCTTTTATTTCTTTTTTTAAACTTTTTTTACATTCAATACTGAGTTTTAAATATTTAATTATTAAATCTTTCATTCTTCCTCCTTTTCTGAATCATTTAACCAATCATAATCAAATATTTCTTCATCCATCCAATTTGGAATATCAATTTGATTATTATTTGATAAATCTTTAAAACTTGAATTTTCATTATCTTTTATTTCTTGTAATGTTTTATATCCTGCAGTTTTCCAATTTCTTAAAATTCCATTTACATAATTAAATGTTCTTTTATTATTTAATGTAGATATTTGTATTGCATATTTGATTATTTCTTCATCAAACGACAACAACCAACTATCTATTTTTTCAATTTCTATAGAACTTAATGTTCTTCCAAAATTATTTTCGACATACTCGTATATATCTTTAGTTGTAGTTTTAGATATAACTATATCTTTATCTTTAGTTTTATCTTTATCTTTTATCTCTAGTTCTATCTTTGGTGGACACTTGTCCACCTCTTGTCCTCTTAATAACCTTTGTTGTTGTTTTTTAAATGCTCCTACACTTTTTGAACCTATTAAATTTTCTAATTGTGTAAGATATATTTCACCATTATCTAATATTTTTATAAGTCCTATTTTTTTTAATAATTCCATAGCAATTGTGACAGTATCAAAATCAATTTTAGTCATTTCTGATAGTTTTTTATTATCATATGGTATTAACATATTACCTACATTTCTTATCAAAACACCATTTGTTTTTAAACTCTTTAAACATAATTTAAGATAAAAATAGGCATAGTCACGACCATTTGGTTTTTGACTTTCTAACCAATCAATGGCATCATCATCAAAAAAATCTTCTTTTAATAATAACCAATAAAACTTTGTATCTTTATCATATTTAGCCATGCTATTTTTTCCTTAATGCATTAATCATTGATTTAACCATCACGAGGAATATAAATAGTCCTAAAGTAATTATTATTACTAATGCGAATATTTCTAATGTTTTTAATATCATTGCTAAACCTCCTCTATATCTTTTGTTAAGTGATAAATAGCATAATTAGTCATGTGACCATATCTATTTTTACCTTGTATCATTTCAGTTTCTATGCCGAATCCTCTTTCTCGTAAAATATATATTATTCCTGAAAGTCTTGTAGCACCATATTTTTTAATAGCCTCATATGATGTAATTGTTTTATATTTTCTTAAGTGCTTAATTACATCACTGATTTGGCTTTTATTATTTGTTGCAAACATAATATTTTTCTCCATCGTTTCCATATGTTGCAATAATTCCATATCCTTGTTCTGAACATTCTTTTGACACTCTTTCTATATGTCTTTCTTCATCAGCATTTACTTTTTGTATTAATCCAACTAATACTATTGTTAAAACTATTGTAATTAATGAGTATACTACCCATGATTTTAATTTTCTTCTTTTCATTCTTTTTTTCCTCTTTTCTTAATTTTATATTTAACTTTTATGTTTTCCTGTTTTTCATAAAGTTCTATAAGTTTTTTTAAGAGGCTTTTTTCATCTATCATAAAAATCCTCCTTATTTTGTTTGCTTAGTTTGTCGACTAATTATTTTTTATTTCAAATAGATAATCAATTGTTGAATTTAACCATATGGCTATCTTTTTACATTCAATTAACTTAAAATCCCTAATTCCATTCATTTTGTTGCTAATTGTTGATTTGTTTAGATTTAATAATTTACACAAATCATTTTGAGTTAATCCATTTCTTGTTAATTCTGCCTCAAGATTCTTATACATTCTTTCAATAAATCCTCCTTTCACGATACGATACTCCGTATCTTTAATTTGATTATATTACGAGGTTTCGTATTTTGTCAACACCTTTTTGTAAAAATAATATGTTTTTTCGTATTTTGTGTTTACAAGTGTATAGTCGAGGTGTATAATCGTATTATATATATAGGAGGTGCATTATGAATTTTAATGATAAAGTTGACAAATATATGAAAGAACATGACATCAAAGATTTAAAAAGATTAGCCACTTTATCTGATATACCCTATACTACTTTGAGAGATTTTTACAATAAAAAAAGTGCCGATAATTCTAGATTATCGACAATTAGGAAGTTATCAGAGTATATGAAATGTTCACTAGATTACCTCGCCTTTGATGAAAATATGGTATTTGATAATGCTGAGATTCTTTCAACTCCTAGCGAAATTGTTTCAATACCTATTTATGGAACGATTAAAGCAGGTATTCCACTTGAAAGTCAAACTGATATAATTGAATACATGGATATACCAAAAGACTGGACTAAAGGAAATAAAAAGTTATTTGGATTGAGAATTAGTGGTGATAGCATGTATCCTAAATATCAAGATGGAGAAAAAGTAATCTTTGAACAAACTAATGATTTAGAATCATATAAAAATAAAGATTGTGCAGTAATGGTTAATCATACTGAATCAACTTTTAAAAAAGTTATAATAAAAGAAAGTGGTATGTTATTACAACCTTATAATAGTAATTATGATATTATGACTTTTACAAATGAAGAAATAAATAATTTACCAATAACAATTCTAGGTGTTGCTAGAAAAAAAGTAAGTGACATTGAATAAAATAATATAATTTATAGCACAAAAAAAGACTTACTGCAGGAACAGTAAGCCAATTTGAAAAATCACAATTAGTCGACAAACTAAAAAAACAAAATAAGGTTATAATGTTTTTGGATTTTTCTATTACATTATAACAAATTTTCACTAAAAAGAAAAGAGGTTATAATAAAATGAATAAAATAATTAGAGTCGCAATTTACATTAGAGTATCTACTGATGAACAAGCAAAACATGGGTATTCTATTGATAGTCAAACTCAAAGATTAAAATCATATGCAAAGGAAAAAGGATATAAAATATATAAAATATATGCCGATGAGGGAAAGTCTGCTCGAAGTAATATTTCGGCTAGAAAAGAACTATTAAATTTACTTAATGATGTTAGACAACATAAAGTTGATAGAATAATATTTTGGAGATTAGATAGATGGTTTAGAAATATTCAAGATTATTATAAAGTTCAAGAAATATTGGATAAAAATAATGTAGATTGGGAATGTACGGATGAAGAATATAATACTACTACATCAAATGGAAGATTATATCTTAATATTAAATTATCTATTGCCCAAAACGAATCTGACCAAACAGGAGATAGAATTAGATTCAATTTTGAAAACATGATTAAAAATAAAAAAGCAATTATTGGAACAAGGAATTGTCCAATAGGATATAAGGTTGAGGGAACACCAAAAGATAAACATATAGTTAAGAATCCTGATGATGAAGATTTTATTAATGACTTGTTTTCAAAATATATTGATACAATGAGTATAAATGCTACTACAAAGTTTTTATCAGAAAAATATCCTAATTATCATTTTGTTTATAGAAGTATAAGGAATATATTAACTAATCCCCTCTTCTATGGTTGCTACAGAGATGTAGAAAATTATTGTGAACCATATTTAACAAAAAAAGAGTGGGATAATATTCAAAACATATTAAAAACTAAAAATCAAAAATGTAAAACAGGCAAAGTAAGAGATTATATTTTTACTGGTTTATTAACTTGCCCTGAATGTGGTCGAAGATTAGGTGCTAATGGAAGTGTAAGAACAAGACCAAATGGTGAAACTTATACTAGGGCTAATTATAGATGCCCAAAACACTGGACTGATGGGCAGTGTTCAAATAAAAGAGTATTACAAGAAAATTTAATAGAGGAATGGTTATTAAATAACTATAAGCAATTATTACAGGAATATATATATCAAGTTGATGAAATTAAAGAACAAATTGAAAAGAAAGACAATTCAAAAAAAATTAAAAATTTAGAGGAGAAAGTTAGTAGATTAAATGAATTATATATAGATGGATTAATTGATAGAAAGAAATATGATGAGGATAGATTAAGATATACTAATGAAATTAATAATTTAAAACAAACAATTGAAGATGTATCAAATGTGGATATTGAAAATATAAAAAATATTATTAATGACTCTACCCCATTAGAAATATATAAAGAATTATCTATTGCTAATAAAAGGGCTTTTTGGAATAGTTTTATTGATAGAATAGTATTTTGTGGAAATAGAGATTATGATTTCATAGTCTATTTAAAATAAATGCTGGGCTTACTAACATACTATCTCCTTTCGGCAAGTGTGATTTAGTAAGCCAAAAAAAAGAAGTCAGATATTACTCTGACTTTTGTTATATATTATAATTTTTGTTAAATTTTTCAAATAAAAAAATATTATCTTACTCTTATTTTTTGACCTGCATATATCAAATTAGGATTTTTAATATTATTCCAAGCAACTAACTGATTAACTGATGTTCCATATCTTTTTGCTATCATAGTTAAATTATCACCTTTTTGAACTACATAGTATTCTGCACCACTTGGTTTTCCACTTAACTTTTGATTAACTATGGATTGTATAGCATTATAATCATAACCAGCCTGTGTTAATCTATTATATCTATCATCACCATTTCCCCACATACCTGCGATTACTTCATTGGCAATTTCTTCATTTGATTTTTTGCTAGGTGTTGGTTGTGGTGTTGGACTAGGTGGATTAGGATTTTTAGAATAACCATTAAATCCACCATTTTTTATTACACTTGGGAAATCTACATAACAATAATCTTGGTCACAAGTCACACCTGCTATTTTATTTGTTCTGATATAGTTAGTTTCTCCTCCAAATTGCCACATTGGAAATCCACTTGGTTCTGAACTTGACCATTGTGCTAACCAACAAGTAAATCTTTTAGCAAGTGATGAACCATTACAATAATTATTATACCAATTTCTATTCATATAGAATCCAGCATAATACCCTGCTCTTTCAAGAGTAGTTAATGCACTTGTTATAATAGCATCTACTTTTGCTTTACCTAAATTTTGTAAAAGACTATCTTCTACATCAATATATATAGGATATTCAAATTGTTTACCTCTTAGCACATTATCAATTAATATTTGAGCCTCTTCACTTGCTTGAGCCTCATTTACTGCTCTAGTCAACCAATATACACCTACACCTAGACCATTTGCTTTTGCTCTTTGATATAATGTTTCAAATGCAGTGTCTTTTTGATTTCCATAAGCACCTCTAATTATTGTGAAGTTTACACCCTCTGCTTTTGCTTGAGTTAAGTTTATATCTCTTTGCCATACTGATATATCTATTCCGAATAATTTCATCTTATTCACCTACCTTATTTCTAATTATTTTTTCTAAATTATGAATTATATCATAAGTTCCACCAGCAATAAGTCCACTTAATGCTATTGCAGAATTAAAATCTTTAGTTATAATCCATTCAACTATTGCAACTATTGTTCCAACTAATAAATTTTGTATTGGTATCAAATTATTTTTAATCTTCGGAATTTTTTTTGATACTTCACCCAATATTAAAGTCACAATAATTGTTATTAAACTAATTAATTCTTCTAAATTCATCTTATTCACCATCCTTTCTACTTGGCAATTCAAATGTATTATTAACTAAAATTTCAATACCATGATTTCCACCTAATGCTTTATATTGTTTAAATAAATCTTCTAAACAATATCTTGCATATTCAGGCAAATAGCCTTTATTTTGATAACTTTCACATTTAGATACTATTTGACTGCGAATTATAGATAATATTGCAAGTTTTACTGCTTTATTATCTTTATATATTTTTACAATCATAGTGCTGATTCCAGTTAAAATAATTGGTATTGCCCATTTAAAAATTGTCATCAATATCTCTTGTTCCATAGTTTCCCCTTTCTTTAAAATTAAAAGAAGAACATATTTCAGTTCTTCTTATTGTATTTTTACATATTTTATTGTGAAAACAAATTTCTGATTGTTATTATAATGACTACCAAATGTTAATTGAATTTCTTTATTATTAGTACCAAAACGATAATTATTTGCATAATCACCACCACCAGAATATGGTATATTCCATGCCCAATCATAATTACTAATACAAAAGCCATAACCATGTATTATCATATCTAAATCAGGCATTGTATCTAATACTTTAGTGCCAACACTACAATTTCCTGTATATGATTTTTTATAAATAGTTCTACCATCAACCCATTTTTCATTAGTTGCTATTTCATTTGTTGAATATAAAAAATCTTTTTCAATATTATCAATTTCAGTTTTATTTTCAGTAATTTGTTCTTGTAATTCTTTTGTTAATTTTTCATTTATCATATTAATCTAGTTAATACTAGAAATTAGAATGTGTTATGAAAATAATCCTGTTTTAAATCCTATTGCATATATTGGTTTTAATGCTTTATCATCATAATTTAAAGATGTACTACCACCAGACTGCCTATATTTAAAACATCTTGAAATATTAAAAGTTGTATCATTTACTCTTTGCATATATCTAAAAATATTAAAGAGTTGTGTTCCAGCACTTCCAACTGCATTATTAAAATTCATATAATTTTGTCCTTTAAAATATAAAAAACATCCAGCAGGTGATGTAAAAGCATTATCATCAGAACATACCCAAATAATAAAATCATAATCATCACTTTTTAAATTAATGGTTTCACTATCTCCTGATGATGGGAAATTACTTGTAGGATTAGGATTAGTCCATAATAATTTTGCTTTCATTCCATTTATTTCAGTTTTATTTTCATTTATTAAATCTAATATATCTTTATTTAATTTTTCATTAATCATAATAACGATACATATTAGTATCTATGTGATGTTTAATTAGTTGTTTTTTGTATATTCTAATATCATTGTTATTGCTCTATTATTCCACCAAGTATCACTGTGTGATTCTTGGAAATATTTAGTACTAGGATTATAATATAAACTAACTGGGCTTGAACCTAAATATATTAAATTTCCTGCTAGAATAGAATGATAACAAGATATTAAAGTGTCAATATATGGAGTTTGAACCAAATTAGTAGCCGAATTAGTTACTGTAGTAGTATTAACTGTTAAAATTCTTCTATATATTGGTTTATTGTTATAAATTCCGTTTGTTTTTATTTCTGCTGTCGAATATATTTCTGCATCTTTCATACTTTGTATTTCAGATGTATTATTTCCAACTTGTTCACTTAATTCCTTAATTAATAATTCATTAAGCATAAACATCACTGGCAACTGATACTAAATAGTACCAATCACCCCACATTCTAATAAAGGAGATTCTAGTAAATAACTTGAACCTCCAATCTTCGATTTTTGTTGATTTTGTATATATATTACTTAATATTTTTTTCATAATAATTTTCCTTTCTAACTATTATTTATTATTGGTACTAAATCCCATTTTGAAGAATCCCATGTACCAGTTGTATTATTAGATTTACAACCATATATTTTATGTTCATGTATTGTTAAATCATTTTTACTATATATATGATTTGAATCATAAGTATCAGTGTATAAACCTAATGATAATCTAATGTCATTTATTTCATTTTGTAAATGACCTGCTTGGCTAGTATCTAGTTGTTCTTCTAGATTAGCAAACCATTCAGTAAACCAAGCCTCATATTGAGCAAATATCTCCGATGTATCTAATTCTAATACTGCTTGAGTGACATTACCACAATCAGCACCAAATCTAGTATCAGTAATATCCTCAGTAGTTATTCTTGTTGAACCTGCTGATACTAATATATTTGCTAATCTCAAATCATATATAGTACCAGTTCTAGTGATACTAGGCTGTGATGGTGTTGTTGCATATTGACCCTCTAGTATTTGAGTTGTTATTTGTCTATTAGTTAAATCTAATCTGACAATAACTGAGTCGATTCTATCTAATTCACTATCTGCCTCATTAATATCTAATGTAAGCGATTCAGTATTTTCATAACTATAACCATTTATATTAGCATTACCAGTTGCTACACTAATAGTCATATTATCATTTGAACTAACTGCCAAACTATTATTAAATACACCATTAGTAAAGAATTTAGATAAGAATCTTGCAACATCTGATGCATCATAGACTCTATCATTATTTACTGAATTAAAAAACCCATATTTTTGAGCCATTTTATTTTCCTCCTATTCATCATCCCATGCACTTGATAATGGACTACCAAATGTAGGATATATTGTTTTTTTACCATCTTCTATGGTTTCTTCTACTGCTATTATTCTATATGTGGTGTAAACACCCCATTTTTCTTTTTTAATATTAACTATATCCCCTAAATTCCATTTTGTTTTATAATCTTGCTGAACTAATGCAGTCACTTCTAATTGAAATGTTCCATCAGATAGTTTCCCCTCGCCAACTGATTTTAATTTTTCACGATATGCACTATCTGACAAATCTTTATTACTCAATGACTTTTGGTCACTAAATACTTCATATCTATCAAATCCAGTTGCTCCATCATTTACTTCAACAAGTACTCTATTATTATCTTCACCTGTTCCACCAACTAAAACATAACTTGCTTTAGTTTTTTTACTCATTACAAGTTTACCTTGCTCTATATTAAAATTATCATCACTAAATGAATATTCTTCATTTTCGTTTTGTTCCGATGACCTATCTACACCTTTCCAAACCTCAAACATATAAACTTTTGAATCAACATTAGGAACAACTCTTATTCCAATATTAGAATATTCTGCAAGTTTACATAAATAATCATAAACATTTTTATAAGTGACTTGGAACTCAATATGAGGTGATGACATAGTGACAATTTCAGTTTCCCATTGTGAAGTTAATGGTGTCATAGCATTTACTAAAGTATTCATACCCTCTATGGTATTTCCAATAAAATTAATTTTATTTTTAACAATTCTTCTTGATAATAAAGCACTTAAAAAGCGACCACTGATAGTCACCTCTTCATTTGTTCCATTATCGCTATATTCTATTGTTTCAATAATTCCTGCCTCAGTATAATTATTTCTCATAACTATTACATCAGTTGCAATAAATTGTTTCATATAATCATTTACTGGCAAAACTATTTCAAATTCCCCTGCCTCAAAGTATTTTCTTAACCACCTTAATGAAATAAAATAATCAACTATACCTAGCATATTTAATTCCTTATCAAAAAAGAATAAAGATGAATCGGCATCTCCATCTGCAGATAATTCTCTTGATACATCAAAATATCTTAAAGGTATTGTATGAGTAGTAGAATAATAATTACTTGTCATAACAAATCTATCATTATGAACACATAATCCATAAATTACACCTGAATGATTATTTGATATATCTTGCCAGTTAATGCCATCTATACTTTGCAGTATAGCACCATTATATCCACAGGCAATATACATACCATTTGCATATCTTGACCTCATTAATAATGAAGTAGATTGAGAATTTTGGATAGTCCAATTTACACCATCAAAAGATGTTAATATTCTTCCTTTATCTCCTGTAATAACAAATTGTCCTTTTCCAAAATTAATACCATATAAATATTCACTTACACCTGATTTTTGCTTTTTCCAAGATGATAGATTAGTTGATGTATATATTATTCCATTTCTTCCACAGGCAACATATAAACCTTTTGCATATGTCATATCTCTTAAAAATTGATTTACTTCACTCGTTTCATATATTCTTCTATTAATATTAATACAATTAGTAGTTTCATATATATTAAATTTAGAAAATTTATGATTCGGGTCATCTATATAATGACCTGTTGTACAAAAACCAAAAACAAATCTATTATTAATAAATTCTACATAATCTAATGAATATGGTGTTCTAAGTCCTGTATCTATGGTTTTATAGTTCCAGTGTACACCATCGGTTGAATAACATATATATGTTGGCAAATAATCATGAGGATGATTTGTTCCACCAACTATCACGAATATTCCATTTCCATATGCTATATGCATTGGAACAATTTTATTATCATCTAATATATATTCAGTCCAATTTTCTAAATCTTCTGAAACGCATACTTTTGCAGGTGATGAGGATAACATATAGTATTTATCATCAACTACTATAATATCTTTACCATTTCCATAGACTCTAGAATCTTTACCAATTACTTTCATCTAATCACCATCCTTAAACTGCCTCATAATAGTTATAATAACTAATAGAACAATCTAAATTTGATAAGCCACTATCAGCATTTGTCACATATTTATTTACACCATTTGGTGCTTGTAAGAATTTAGTACCAAATACTAATGCATTAGTTATGTTTGTTTCGACACCATTTGAATCAATATGAGTAATACTTTTTTCATTATTATATGTTGTGACTACTATTTGTTCTCCTAATTCCAATGTGTAATTTAATCTCATAATTTCATTTGTCTTGGTATTCTTTAATGATGGATTTATTACTTCGCCATTTGCAGTAAATGTAATAGTTAATCCATATGGAATATGTGAATTATTTTCTATTTCTATAGCAGTCATACTATTTTTACGACCAAACTCAATACCTGTTCCATCAGGTATTTCTAATGGAAATTTGAATAACTTATCCCAATTTTGAAGAGTTGCTATTGTTTCTTCTGAATCCATAAAATATGGGCTAGGACATAATAAATTAATTGTTGCATAAACAAAATTTGCTTTTCTTACCAAATTAACATTTTCAACATAATAATTTATTTTTCTTTCAATATCTCCCTCATAATAAAAAAGAGTTCCGTGGTCTTTTAATGGAAATATATTATATAATTGTTGCTTTCTTGTAATTAAATCAGCACCATCTTTAAATGCTATAACTAAATTAATGTTTCTTTGATTAACTGATGTTCCTATGTACGATACACCTACACCAAATGCACTTTTTATTGTGGCTACATTTCCATCATAACTATGTATTCCTGAATAAGAATTAAGGTAGAAAGGAAAAGAATAACCAAATTCTAATTTATAACCATAACTATTTCTACAAATAATTTTTTTAGTTTTTGAAAAATAAGCCATTATCTAATCCCTCCATACTTTAATTTATATAATTCATATTCTTGTCTTAATAATCTAACATTCTCTGATGGAGATGTGTATTTAGAATTATTATTAATAATAGCAGTAAATCCATCTTTACCATCATTACCACTAGCATTATCTTGATTTTGTCTATCTAGTAATAAACTATTAGCATTAGGATTAACCATAGGATTAAGTGAGTTTTGAACACCATAATTAAGTGTTTTCATTGCTTTAGTAGTATTTCCTACTAAATCACTAAAAGATAGTTTATTTGCCATATTTTGAGCCATTTTATCAGTTGCATTTTCTAATAGATAACTAGATTTATTTATTCCTTTAACCATTCCCTTAATCATATCAGGCATCCAAGTTTCATAATCACGAAGTGGTCCAATATCAGGTCTTGAGAAATGTAAGAAACTTTTTATCTTATCTGCAACACCTTTTACTGCATCTTTTACTTTCCCTATCATTTTTTTGATACCATCAATAAATCCTTGTATCATATCTTTACCCCACTCTAGGGCTTTTGAACCAAGATTACCAATAGTATTTTTTATACTATCTACTATTTTTCCCATCCATTCTCCAATTTTGCCAAAATATGTCATTATACCCTCACCTAATGATAAAAGTATTCTGCCACCAGCCTCTACTATTTTTGGCAAACTATTTATTACTGCCTCCACAATTTTTATAATTAATGTAGGAATAGTTTCCATTAATTTTTCAATAGTGTCAGGGTCAGTCAATCCCTCAATTAATCCGATGATTAGTTGGATTCCAGCATCTATAATTAAATCAAGATTGTCGACTAAAACTTCTACTATTTTTAATACACACTCAATTATTTGAGGAATCAAAGTTGGTAGGCTCTCGGCGATGCCTTTGGCAAGGGCGATGATTAACTGTAAGCCTAATTCGATGATTTTTGGGAGGTTAGTAGTAAAAAATTCTACTATCTTATTTACAAGTAATGTTAGTGTTTTTTGAAGTCCACTTAGGTCTTGAGTGACCATATTTAACAAACTATCTATCATATTGCTGACTGCATCCAAAAGTTGTGGAACAAGGTCGACCAATATTTTTGCCACCTTAGGCAATAATTTTTCAACTAGAGTCACAATTCCACTTAGTATATTTGGAGCAAGTTTAACAATAGCATCACTTACATTACTTAAAACATTAGTAATTGAATCTGCTAAATCTTCAGCACTACCACTACCATTTAAGAAATTATCAAATGATGCTTTCATTGAATTAATTGAACCACTTATTGTCTTTTCTGCCTCTTCTGCAGTAGTACCAGTGACACCTAAATTTTCTTGTATTGCATGGATGGCATTGTATACATCACTTAAATTGGATATATCATAATGTACACCAGTAAGTTTTTCAGCATCAGATAATAATCGTTGCATTTCAGTTTTCGTACCACCATAACCTAATTTTAAATTCCTTGTATTCACATAAGGTCGTTAATCTTATGCCGTTCTCTTATGAACTGCTATATATTTCTATATAGAGTAGACTATATCTTCATCTCTTTTGAGAGCCTCGCACTTCCACTCACTTGAGTGTACTCTACTCACTTCCAATATATAAAATATTGTGTTTTCGATAGTCGTTGAACCTTTCTATTTCTAGACTTGGATGCTGATTATCTTCAACATTACTTGTTAAGACTTCCCAGCAATTCACGAGGTTTTAGTTGAACTATTTTTAGTTAATCCAACATAGTATAGTTTTGTTTTGCAAAACCTTGATATGCAGTTTGTATTGATGACATATCAGTACCAAACTTATTAGCATTATCTGACATATCTCTGAATGCCATATCAGCGACATCGGCTGCCTTTGAAGTATCTCCACCTAATGATTGTAAAAGCGATGCACTAAATGATGTGACACCAGCCATATATTCATTAGCACTAACACCTGCAGTCTTGTAAGCATTTTTGGCATTTTGAACTACTTTATCAGCACTATCTTTAAATAATGTTTCAACACCACCTAGATTTTGTTCTAGGTCTGCATATGACTTAACTCCTGCACCAACTACACCTGCCAATGCACCTGTAATTCCTACAGTCACTGTGGCTAGT